GTTCCTCTTGTTGAGCTTCAAGAGTTGTATGAACGTCGTATTCGTTTAAAATCTGTGATTGTGCATAACGGTCAAGGGCTTCGTTCGATTTTGCCTACAGATGAACGAGGTTTAACAAACAAAGAACGAGATGCTAAAGCATTTGCTGAAGCTAAAGCTTCTGGCAGAAACATAGAGCCTCTCCCAGCGAAAGCGACATGGTAAAATGGCTCGCAAAACTCGTCAAGAACTACTTGAGGATTATTCACTAAACATAGATAGATGTCGTCGTTGGCGAGATGAAGAAAACTTAGAAGTTACTTGGCGTAGGCTTGTAGATCTTTATCGGGGCAAGCATTGGCCTTCTAGCACTGCTTTAAATAAAGATTTGATAGCAGTGAACTTAGCGTTTTCGACTATAAACGTTATTGCTCCTTCTGTTGCTGTGAACTATCCAAAGATAGTTGTTCAAGCAACTAGTCAAGAAAATGTTGATCGAGCAGCTTTTGTTGAAGCAGTAGTTAACTATTTGTGGCGACATCACAACTTTAGAACTCCTTTCAGAGCCGCTGTCAAAGATTTTTTAATCTTTGGTCACGGCTGGGTTAAAGTTGGTTGGAAGTTTGTTGAGCAAGAACAATCAATTTCTGAGAATGAACGTGATGTTCTTATTGAAGAAGCGATCGCTGAAAGCGATCTTGTGGCTATGGATTCTCCTGAGTTAGCTGGGGATTTGCTAACTGATGAAGAGATTATGGCTAACATTCCTTCTTCTTTGAACAGAATTGTTGAAGATCAACCGTTTTTAGAAAGGATTTCTCCTTTCGATATATTTGTTGATCCTGCTGCTACTCATATGGAAGACGCTAAATGGGTAGCGCAAAGAATTGTGCGCCCGTTAGAAGAAGCACAAAACGATAAAAGATTTAAACCTGCTGCTCGTAAACGTTTATCTGCAGATAATGGATACAGAGGTGATCTGACTGACAGAGACTACATGCGTAACGAATATGTTGCAGATCAAGTAGTTATCTGGGAGTACTACGATATAACAAACAATACTTTAGCGGTTTACGCTGAAAACGGGTCAGAGTTTTTGATTGATCCTGTCAATATGCCTTACGCATACGGTCAACCTTTTGTGATGCTCAGGAACTATGACGTTCCAGACAGGTTTTACCCTATTGGTGACCTCGAGTCTATTGAGTCTCTGCAATTAGAGTTAGATAAGACGCGTTCACAGTTGATGAATGACAGGAAACGTTACGCACGTAAGTATCTTTATCATGAAAGATCTTTCGGGCCTGAAGGTCGTGAAGCTTTAGAATCTGACGAAGATGGACGTTTAGTTCCTGTTGTTGATGAAAACAAACCTTTGCAAGACGTTGTGGTACCTATGCCACAGTCACCTATTAGTCCTGAAATCTATAATTATTCTTCAATCATTGAGAATGACATCAATACAGTTAGTGGTATCAGTGAGTATGCTCGTGGCGCTATGCCTGAGATTAGGCGTACAGCTACTGAAGCTTCTATTGTTGCTGATGCTCAGAACGCTCGTTCTGCAGACAAATTAGCTATTGTTGAAATAACAATATCTGATTGTGCCCGTAAAGTTATTCAGCTAATGCAACAGTTTATGACTGGTCAGCAGATGGCTCGAGTGTCTGGTCGAGGCGAAGACTTATTTGTAGAGTATGTTCGTGAAGACATTACAGGCGAATACGATTTCACTGTTCAAGCTGGTTCTACTCAGCCAATGAACGAAACTATTCGCCGTCAACAAGCGGTTAGCCTGCTGAATGCAGTCGCCCCGCTTGTGGGAACCGTTATCGACCCACAAGCGCTGGCTGCACACGTATTAGAATCTGGATTTGGAATTAAAGACCCTGAAAGATTCATGATGCAGCAAGGCCCACCGCAGGAAGGCCCACCTGGAGAAGAAATGCCTCCAGAACAAGCACCATTACCACCAGAAATGGGTGGTGTTCCAATGCCACCCAGCCCAGATGGAGCTTTTGCTCCTACAGGAGGGGTACCTCCTGAGCTTTTAGCGCAGCTACAAGGCCAAATGGGTATGGACCTATCGTCATTATAGTGGGACAGTAATGTATCCTATTAGAAGCAACTTATTTAAGACTTCTAGGAGGGGCTAGTGCCCGATGAAACTGAAGTAGAAATAGAATCCACAGAGTTTGTGGACACTCTTGAAACTACTGACACTGAAGTAATAGAGGAACCAGGCGATCTTTACGTCATTAAAGTAGACGGTGAAGAACAAGAGGTCAGTCTCGAAGAACTTCGTAACGGATATCAGCGTCAAGCGGATTACACCCGTAAGACACAAGAGATATCTGCTGAACGTGATCGTTTGCAGCAAGCAGAATCAATTGTGGCTGCTCTGGAAAATAATCCAGAGGAGACACTTCAAATACTGGCAAAATCTTTTAACGTTGGAGCACCTGTTAATGTTGCAGACTCCACAGATTGGGAAGAGTTAGACCCAACAGAACAAAAGATTGCGGTTCTTGAAAAAAAGATTGAGGCGCAAGAAGCATCGCAACGTCAACAAGTCATAGAACGCCAAGTAGTACAACTGCAAGAACAACACGGAGATTTTGATCGACGCGAGTTCTTAAATCATGCTTTAAAAAACAATATCTCTAATCTTGATGCGGCTTATGCTCATTGGAGATTTAACGATGTTAAATCGACAGCGGACAAACTCCAGCAAGAAAAAGATATTACTTCTAAAAAGCGTGATGCTTCCATAGTGTCTACAGGATCGTCAACCCAAACGGGAACGAAACCAGCACCAGAAGGTAAAGCAGCAACTATTAGGGAAGCGTTCGCTATGGCAAAAAAACAATTAAGCACTTAACCTTTTAGGAGGCTCGCATGGCGGGTAACGCAAACTTTGATGAGATTCTAACTACGACTCTCAACAACTACATTCCAAAATTAACTGACAATATCTTTTCTGCCAGACCATTATTTTATGCTTTGACTAACGGTCAAACCATGAGAAGCATTAGTGGTGGCGCAAAGATTATCGTTCCAGTAATCTACGCAGGTAACAGCACGGCTGATCACTACTCAGGTAGTGAAGCAATTCTTACTACTGCTCAAACAGGCATGAGTGCGGCAGAGTATACGTGGGGTCAGTACGCAGCGACTGTAACCATTAATGGTCTTGAAGAAGCCCAGAACAATGGTGAAGCACAAATAATTGATCTTCTCGAAGGTAAAATCTTCCAGACTCAAGAAACAATTATTGAGAACATGAACGCTATGTTCTATCAAGATGGTCCTAGTTCTTCTGGCGATAACGTTACTCGCTGGAATGGTCTTAAGAACATTGTTCGTCATGGAACTGCTGCGACCGATGCTCTTGGTGGAATTTCTCCTGCTACTAACTCTTGGTGGACTTCACAGCATGCAGCATCTGGTGGCGTTGCAGCATTGACTCCCGCTAAAATGGCTTCAGTTTATAATGACTGTTCAGTTGGTAATGACCAGCCAACAATCATTATTACTTCACAGCAAGCATACGAAAAATATGAAAGCTTGTTAACAGGACAAATGCGTTACACCGATACAGACATGGCTGACGCAGGTTTCCAAAACCTACTGTTTAAAGGCGCACCAATAACATTTGATCCACAACTTTCTACTGGCGTAGTTGCTGCTGATTCACAAGAAATGTATTTCTTGAACACGAAATACCTTCAGCTTGTACGCCATAGCGATGTATGGTTCAAACCAACTCCGTTTGTACGCCCAACTAACCAAGATGCAGTGTTCTCACAGATCCTTGCATACGGACAGTTGACATGTTCAAACCGTTCACGTCAAGGAAAGCTTTCAGCGCTGTAACCCCGACATGACGAAGTGGGGGGCTTCGGCCCCCCACGATGTCAAACTTTTTGAGGATCAATGATAAATAGAGGCCACGCAAATTCTAACCATCAAATAAGTTATTCAAAAGGTTCAAGATTAGCTGGCGATCCTGGTGCTTCAGGCAGAGCAGTCCCCAATAGGACTTCTCAACATGGAAGCCGTAATGTTAGACAAGTTGAACAACTTTATGAAGAGATTCAACCTGATGTAGTTAGCTGTTTATCTATAACGAAATCTGGTAATCCCTGCAAAGCTCGCCCTGCTGAAGGGGAAAGTTTCTGTACGTTTCATAAGGAGTAGTAGTGGATATTGAAGAAATGCGGGCTTATATAAGAAGCGTTGTAGAAATCGACTCTGGTGATATTTCTAATGATGTACTTAACAGGTTTTTAGGAGAAGGTTATGACCAAATGGTTTACAGCGAAAAGCGTTGGCCTTGGTATGAAACTACAAACACTTTTCAAACAATCGCCAACCAAAAAGATTATACGTTAGCTGCTGTTGGCGTTAATATAACTAACGGTTTACGTGAGATTCAATCGTTAAGAAGAGATAATCAAGTAATCTGCTACGTTGGGATTGACGATGCAGATATTGCGTACCCAGTTAATGTTACAGGCAGCGGCAACTCTGCTTACTGGAGTTACTGGGGAGAAACCGTACGTTTGTATCCCACCCCAGGTGGGGGCGATACAATTCATGTAAGAGGATACAAGAACCCTGGTGCGTGGGGTGCTGGTACTTCAGACGGTAATGCGCCTCCAGATTTTCCTGAGCCTTTCCATATTGTTATTGCTACTTATGGGATTAGTAGAGCTTACGAACAGCAGGAAGATTTAGATATGGCTACGGCTTACTACAGTTTGTTTGCTCGTGAGCTAGATAATCTTCGAGCAAGATATCTAGACTCTCCTGCTCCTCAACCATTGATTTTGAATAATAACAAATTGTCGCGTTGGAGCGCACAAAACCTTACATCTGGCCGTCTTCGTTATAGCTGGGAGTAGGGGTGGCTAAACGAGGGTTTAAGCTTGAAGCTTTAGAAAGTTTTTCTGGTGGTCTTAATTTTAGGACTGATCAGTTTAATCTTGCTTCAAACGAGTCGCCTGATTTGTTGAATGTAGATGTTGATCCTCGTGGAGGGATTCGTTTACGTAAAGGTGTTACTGTTGTTGACCCTAGCAATGCTCTAGCAAACAATATTCAAGGTATGGGATCTTTCTATACTGATGCTGGGTTAAAAGTTGTTATAGCTAACTATGGCACATCTGTAATTCAAGCAAACGTTTACGATTCTACTGCGACTTGGCAACCTATTACTGGTCAAGCGGCGCGTACTAGTCCTAGCCGTTTATATGGCGTTACTATGAACAACCTTTTTTATGGTGTGTCTGGTAATGGAGATACTTCTTTTAAAGTTACTGCTGGTTTAAGCGGAACTAATTTAGGTACAACTCTTGATGGTTCTGCTGGCAATTTTCCTTCTGCCCAGTATGTGACTGTCTGGAATAACTTTATGTGGACTGGAAAGATTGAAGAAGGTGGCACAGCATACAACTCGAGAGTTCGTTGGTCGAAAATTAATGACCCTGAGTCTTGGGTTAACACGGACTGGGTTGATATTGATGTTGGAGAGCATGGCGATGTTGTTACTGGTCTTGTCCCTTTAGCTGATCGTCTTCTTGTTTTTAAGTCTCATAGCGTTCACGCTATGTACGGTGATAGTTCTGAAACTTTTTCTTTGGTTACGTTAAGCCGTGAAGTTGGTAGCGTTGCTTTGTCTTCTCCTGTCGCTACTCCTTATGGAGTTTTCTTTTGGCATGACGAGCAAGGTTTGTACGCTTATAACGGCGAAAGTTTTGTTTATCTTTTCGATAAGATAATGCCTGCTTTAGAGGATAATCGTATCCGTTTTAATTCTGCTCCTCAGTTGGCTTGGTTCCGTAATCGTTTATATATTTCTTTAGATTGGACTGATGACGGTGGAGCTATTGTGCGTCGTTGTCTTGTGTATGATCCTACGTTAGGTCAGCAGGGATCGTTCGTTATGAACGATATTGATGCTGACCCGTTGCATGTTCATAGTCCCCCTAGTGAAGCACCTATTCTTCTTGCGGCTTGTAGTAATGCTGCAAACCTTGGCCGTGTAGTTAAGCTTGAGCAAGATCGTTATACAGATAACTACAGTGGCGTTATTAATACAGCGATTGCTTCTTATTTTACTACTCCTTGGTTGTCTGGGAAGAATCCTATTGTTCGTAAGCGTTGGGGTAAGCCTCGTTTTATTATGGACACTTCAGCTACGGGCACTGTCGATGTTGAAATTTATAAAGATTATGACAAAGCGACTTCTGCTCTTATTCAGTTTGATGTGACTGGTCGCGGTTCTACGTCTGTGTGGGATGTTGCGACGTGGAATAGTGCTGATGGAACTGTTGGTACTGGTTTTTGGGCTGCGACTGCGGATACAAGCATTACGGACATTATTAAGTTAACTACTTTAGGTACGGCTAGATCTATTGCGTTGAAAGTAAATGGGCCTAACCATACTTCTGCGTGGGAAGTGAATGGAATGATGTTTACGTATGTTCCTAGGAGAATGAGATGACTTTAAACGTACCTTACCCAGCGTTTAGTGCTGGAGCAGCGATTGTTGCTAC